ATCCTTGGAGCTTTGGAGTTCATTTTGCATTTGACGAATGATCTCCACAAATTGTTGTAATTGCCCTTCCATCTGCGCGATTTCTTCCTCATAGCTCGCTTAGACTTTTTGCAATTCCTCAACGGGGACTTCGGTGCTTGTGACCTCATCAGCAAAAGCGGGGTCAATTTTGGCGAGTGATTTCAAGGCATCGTCTGCGCCAATTGCACCACTATTTTTAAGCAAAGCCTTGGCGAATGGAGCCACATAAGCGGGGTTAATTGTTCCCAAGGTGGTCATCATGAGATTAAGCGTCTCAAGACCCTCTCTGCGCTTTGCTTCGAACGATGGGCCACTAGCAACCTTAGTCTTAATGTATTTCCGCAATTGGGGCTTTAAAATCTCAGCAAGATTAAGCGTGACTACGACCTTTTTCCCCTCTTGATTGGTCAACACAAATTCGCGGTCGGTATCATAGACCATTGGCATCAAGTCAATCATCGAATCGGCTGAATAGGAAATAGCTTGATGCAAATTCGCATGGTAGTGAGCTGTCGGAATCTCCCCTTGTTCATTCCGCAAAAACACCGCCTTGCCCGAATCATTGGCGCCAATCGCATTTCCCAACATTTCGGGAGTGATGCCAATACTAAGCCCCATGTCCTGCATCGCTTGAAGCCTTGAGTTCATCGAGGGCGCAGTCTGAGCGTTGTTATCTGCCCGTTGCGGGGGAGCAATCGGCACGCCCGTTTCGGGGTCAACATCATTGTATTCAAGTTTGGAATATGCAACTCGGTTTGCATCATCCCATTCGTCGTGACCCGCAAATGCCCGTTGAGAGCCGACCCAAGGGGCGCGGGGAGCTAGACCACTCACCTCTAACTCATTGTTTCCATAGTAGTTTACAAGTTTTTGACTCGTCTTGATCCAATTTGTCGCGCCCGTGAAATAGACTCGTTCGTTCTCAGCAGGGGAGACTCGATCACCGATCACACGGATAATTCCAAGGCTTGAGATGGGGAGTTCAGTCTTTTCAACCAAGACCGAATCGACAAACCTCCAAACGCGTGAAATCTTTTTTTCCATGCGCCTGCGCTGAGCGGGAATCACATTGACCCCATCAGTCAAAACGCGGTTTTGTGGGTCGTAGTAAATGCCCTCGGGGATTTCATCGGCACTGAATGCGCGACCATCTTGCAAAAAGAATTTCCAATACTTGACGGAAGCACGCTCAAAATAGAGAACCTCGGGGACGAAGCCTTTTGTGCATTCGGCGCGTGATCCAATATTGAGGTTGTAGCTTGAGGACTCTTTCGAATCACCAATCTCTTGCTCTGCTTGCTCTTTGGGGATTTCACCCACATAAAACGCAAACCTTCCATCTGAGCCATCGGGAAGAACAGACGCAGGATCAAAATAGACCTTGGTGGGATCAAGCACCATCTCAACACAGATTTTCTGATCAATGCCATCATCATCCGCATAATCGCGCCCTAGCATCCAATAGCCGACACCACCAATCACCGCGCATCTGAACGCATGGAAATAGGCATCTTTTGCCCTCGATTGATCCTCAATGTCCGCCATGACACCGACAAGCAAATCTTGCAAATCAAATCCCTCGGGAGTCTGCACACCAAAACTCGCCAGGTCAATTTGCGGTAGTTCGATTGTGGCGCCAATGGGGTTGATTAGATAGGGATTGCAAATGCGGTTGGTGTAAACGTGAGTAAAGTTCATCACCTCGCACGGGCGACCCGAAGAGATCCGCAAAGCCTCGACTCCATCATCCCACTGCGCGCCATCGTTAAACCGCATGAGCATTTTGGTATGGTCGTGTTGCTCGCTCCAATAGTCTTTTGTTTCTCTGTAGCGTTTGCCAATGTGCGCGATCTGCTCTTGCTCATCCATAAAATCCAACTTTCCGTTTGGGTTTGCTTTGCTCTAATTTAGGTCTTTCGGCAATAACTAAGGGGGCAAAGGTCATATTGATCGCATCTCCCATGTTTGGGGAGGGAATACCCTTAGACTTTGCCTCATCCTTTGACAACATGATCTTGCGCCCATCTGTGCGGTATCTGTATTCTTGGGTTGTCAATTCAGTTCTTAGCTTAGATTTATTTGGTATAGATCCATGATCTTTTAGCCAATCCTTGAGCATATGCCAACACTCCGATCTAAGGTTGAAATATATTCTTTGGTTTCTTGCATTGCTTCCACCATTGAATATCCTCATTTCACAAATCCCATCCAAATCACGCTTTAGCACATCATATACACCGCCACCAAGCCCAACTATATCAACAAATAGATAATCGATAGGCTGAGACACTAACACCTCTTTTATCCATTGAATCAAATCAAGGGTGTCGTCATACCAACGCTCCTCTAAATAAAGTATCTCATTGCCATGTCTGATGCAAAGCGCGGATGGGTCTCCATTCAAAGATCTAGCTACATCAAGCGCGCCAATTATAGGCGCGTCAATCCTAATCGGCTCTCTTATTGTGGCTTTATTGTAAATATCATCAGATATTAGGCACATATCACCGCCTTGCGATGGTATGCCAAGCCAAATCCTTCTATAAACCGCAGGCTCTCTTTTTTCGCATTCTTTAGCGAGTCGAATCAAATCTTCAGGGCAAAAGCGATTGTCCGTGTAGTTTACCTGAACAACCAAAGACTTTTCTCTGGGCATTGCAACAAAACTCTGCCATGTATAGTCCGTAACAAATCTAGGGTTAAAACCAACCCATATTTCTGAGTTGGCTTTTCTGATTGTAGGATCAAGAGCTTCCCAAGACTCTCTCGAAATCGCCTCAGCTTCTTCGACCCAACAAATATCATAACCCTCATACGATTTGATAGACCTTACATTTTTTAGTCCAATAAAGGTAAAGTATGAGCCTGTAAAAATGTTCTCAATTCTGTTTTTGGTTATCCTAAATTGATCGGATAGACCCAATCTTTCTATTATATCAATCAGTAGCTGATAAACAGAGTCATCAATCGACTTCTGCACCTCTCGCGCACAAAGAATCCTAACTTGGCACTTTGTGGCTAGATAAATGCCTAGGTAGCCAAAAAACCAAGATTTTGCGCCTCCGCGACCGCCATACGCTACCTTATACCTGTACTTACCGCCAAATTGAAAAAAGCCTCTGAGTTTGTCAGAAGCTATTTCAAATTTTACTTGCCCCACGTTACTTGCGTTCATAACTCGCCAAAATCGGGGATTGCTTCCTTGCGAGAAACGGAAACATCCATTTCCTGCTTATCTTGCCATGTCTTTCTAGCTCGATTTTTCAAGCCAAAAATAATCGCGGTCGCATTTCCCACACCAGTTATCGCAAATTCTTTTACCCGATTTTCCCACCAATGAGCGCTTTTTGCTTTACCGATTTTTATGGACTCAAGAAACTCAGGGTGCTCGTTTTGCCAATTCATAAGAGTTTCAAAACTCACATTGCACTCAGAGGCTAAAGCATACAGAGAATGCCCCTCAGATAAAAGATCAATAGCTAACTGACAAAACTCAGGTTTGTATTTTGTTGGTCTGCCAACCTTGAGCAAATCTTCAGGTCTTTTTCTTGGGGTAGCCATATTCAGCCTCAGCGAGATTATGTGTATAGTGCCACATCTGCACAATTCAAAGCTATAAAAAAAGACCCACTTGCGCGAGTCTAATTTGCCATGACAAAGAATCTTGAATCAGTTGGTCATCAAGACTAGAAAGGTTCCTGAGCCATTTGGCATCGAAAAGATACTACTTCTTTTTCCAAAAAGCAACCACAACACCCGCGATAATTGCAAGCCCTGTGATTAGGTCAAATTCATTCACTTGTAAAGCCTCGCAAAAGCCCGAAGCATTGCGACCAATGTAATTCCGAGTGCCATTGGACTAAGCACCGCGAAGATCACCAAAAAAATCTGCTCACTTGTCACGTTTCACCTCAATCATATCCAGCCTCAGAAACCGATGCCCTTGACCCTTGATATAGAAATAAGGCTCCTCACTTCCGTCATCCTCAGCTAGACCACACTCTAATCCGCTCGGGATCAAAAGCAAATCGGCTTGATCGGTCGTGATAAACCAATCCTCAACAGATGCACCCCGTTCGGCACACCACGATTCGAATGGGGTCATTTTGGTTCCTTTCGGCTAATGCGAATGTTTTGTGCGGTCATATGCGAGTTATAAGCAAGAGCTAAATCCTACTCATAAATTATTTCTAGCCCATATTGCTTTGCAATCTCATGTTCGATTTTACAACCTCTTGCATTTTCCCACCCTTTTGCAAAATATGCTTTATGGCAAAGACTCATATTTTCAATTGATTTTGCCAAAAAGCATAACGGAATTTGAACAACACCTCTTTCAGTCATGGCATTTTTTGAATACCATTCGTCTTGAAAATAGGTGTTCACAACTTCTAAATTTTGCTTTTCCGCAAATTGCAAGAATCTGTTGCGAGTCTCCACAATCTGCTCGTCACTAAATCCGTGCATCGGTTGGCTAATCATGATTTTATTCGCAGTCTGCATTTCCTAGCTCCTAGCTTATAACAACGACTATGCGCAATCGCTGCTCGGGTTTATTCGACTGCGCATAGTCGCAAGCGTTATGTGCAAGGCTACTTTTTTAGCTCTATTGAAAATTTCAATGTAGTTATATCATAACCTCGTTTTTCTAATTCCTCTTTGAAATTTTCCTTCTCCCAGTTGTAAGGGTAATTTGTTTCTTTGTTTGGAAACTTGTATTTAAGTATATCGCCCACTAGATGATATAGAGCTAATGCCCCATCGCATCGCCTCGGGTATTTAACAACAAAATCCATCTGTCTTTTGTCATAAATTACACTCAGTTTATTTTCGTTTCTTTTTGGCACTTTAACCGCCATACACATAACAACGACCATGCGCAATCGTTGCTCGGGTTTGTGTGACTGCGCATAGTCGCAAGCGTTATCACAAATTTTGTTGTGCCTCTTCATTAGCAATCGCTTGCTCTCTTTCGCAGCACTCCTCACACCATGTCTCACTACCCATCCACCACATATACTCACCATCTGCCGGTGTTTTATCACATATAGCGCAAGTGTGTATTCGTTGCGTTAAACGATGCCCCATTTCAATTCCTTTCCGTACTCGTGATAACTTTCGATACACGCAATAAACTGCGCGTATCGTTTCCGTTAAAACCCCACCACCCCGTCTTCATCCCACTCCACATCCTCAACCTCAATCGGCTTCGGATCTTCGGGCTTATTATCCTCAAGCCACCGATAAAGGATCACGCTAGGGTCGGTGTAGGTCATTTTGCTTCGTCTCCTTGTTTGTGATATTTACAATCTAGCAACTATTCGGCCAAATTGTAAATCTTTTTTTCGAAAATTTCACACTCAGCCCGAATCTGCCGAGCCAAAGCGCAAAAAAGATCACCACTCTCACCGATCTCATCAAAAAGATGAGCCTCGATGATCTCCGTTCCCAGAGTCT